TCTGTTTTCCATAAGCTAATTCTTGGCATAGTTATTCCTTACATAGTATTTATTGTATTAAAATCTTTTTATAAATACTATTAACATGGCTACTAAGAAAACTAACAGACAGGAACTTATTACAGACATTCGTAACATCTTAGGTGATGGTATGGTTGATGTGGAACTTGATCCAAAACACTACGAACAAGCAATTGATCTAGCAGTTGATAGATACAGACAAAGATCGTCAAATTCTACAGAAGAAGCGTATATTCATTTAGAACTACAGCAAGATATTCAAGAATATACACTGTCAAGAGAAGTAATTGAGGTTCGTGAAATTTTCAGAAGATCAGTTGCAGGATCATCAAGTTCTGTTGATTTAGATCCTTTTGAACTTGCTTACACTAATCTTTACTTTTTGCAGGGTGGTAGAATAGGTGGATTGCTAACATGGGATGCATTTGCACAATACCAAGAAACTGTTAGAAGACTGTTTGGTGGTTATTTAAACTTCAAATATGTAACAGAAAAACAAAAATTAATACTAATGAGAAGACCCAGATCCAAAGAAAATGTGCTGTTACAAGTTTACATGGAAAAACCTGCTGAAACTTTAATTGATCAAAGATACAGTAAACCATGGATAAGAGATTATGCACTTGCACAGTGTAAAATGATGTTGGGTGAAGCCAGATCTAAATATGGTACTTTACCTGGTGCGGCTGGTGGTGTTTCTCTTAATGGTGCTGATTTAAAAGCAGAAGCTCAATCTGCCATGGAACGTCTTGAAAGAGAAATTGAAACATACGGCACAGGCGAAGATCCACTAACTTGGGTTATTGGATAATTTTTGTTGACTAATCACAAAAAATAAGTTAATATATTAATATGATTGTTGGTATTGTTGGATTTATAGGTGCCGGTAAGGACACTGTTGCTCAAGTTTTCAAAGACAATGGGTATAAGCATGAGTCTTTTGCTAATCCGTTGAAAGATGCTGTGTCTCATATTTTTGGGTGGCCAAAAGAAATGCTGGAAGGCAAAACTGAAGCCAGTCGTAAATTTAGAGAAGCGTCTGATCCATGGTGGAGTAGTAAACTAGGTTTCAAAACTTTTACACCAAGATTGGCTTTGCAGTTGATTGGCACAGAAGTTTTTAGAGATAGTTTTAATCCAAACATTTGGCTACACAGTTTAGAAAATCGTTATGTGTCAAGTGGCATGAAAAAAATAGTAATTAGCGATTGCCGTTTTAAAAACGAAGTTAGTTTGATAAAATCATTAGGTGGTTATTTAATTAAAGTGCAAAGAGGCGGAACTCCACATTGGTATGAAATGGCAGTTGAAGCCGCATCTGGAGATGCTTTTAGTCAACACAGTCTAGCAGAAATGGGTATACACCAAAGCGAATGGGATTGGGTCAATCAAAAAATTGATTATGAAATTCACAACAATTCTACAATTGAAGATTTACAATTACAAACACAACAAATCATAGAAAAAATAAATTCAAACAGAAAAACGGTTGACAAGAAATAAAACCTGTACTACTATAAAAGTACGTTAATAGAAACTTCCATTTACAGCATAGAAGGAAAACAAAATGTCTGAACAATTCGTCAACGAATTCTTTGGTCTAGTGAAAAAATCAAAGCCCCAAAACATTGAACTCTGTATCAATAAAAACAAATCAAATGGTCACATTGATCAAGTGGGATTTTACAATACAGATTCAAAAGAATATGTAATCTACAACGTCAATGAACTAACTCGATCGTGTATGAAAGAGTTTCGTTTGTTTCTTAAAAAAAGGTAACACAATGAGATCTGATATGGAGTATCTTGGATATCAATACTTTTGCGAGTATGATGATGATCCTGATGATCGCACAAGAAAATTTTGGCACATAGTAAAAGACCCAACCGGCAACAAAATTAAAGGAGTCAATTGGGGACCTTATCATAATGTGAGTTATGAAGAATTTAAACAATTTGTAATAGATTATTGTGTAACAACACAAGGAGAATTAGACTATGGTTGATCGTTTTGATCTTGAAGAAAAAATTATGCGAGCCAGTTGGGTGCTAGAAGACATTCGCTTGTTTCGTGATAGATTTTGGCAACGTGAAACAATGACACAAGATGAAATTGATAATTTTCTTATGGCTATGGAAACAATCTATCAACACAGATTTGATGATCTTGAAGACATGATGTGTCAAGTGTTTGAATTAAATCAATATCGTAAAAAAGAGCCAAAGATTAACACACAGCCACAATCAACAAAAGAGCTAGATGAGTTTTACAATGAGGTAGAAACTAATCGTAAATTCAAGCCAGACTTGATGTCAACATTTGACGAGAAAATGTAGTGATTGCGAGCGTGGCGGAATAGGTAGACGCAACGGACTTAAAATCCGTTATCCGTTTGGGTGTGTGGGTTCAAGTCCCTCCGCTCGCACCAACTTAAAGGAAGATATATGAAAAAACCAACTAAATCAGAAGCAGAACAAAAAGCCATTAACAAATGGCTAAAAACAAACAAGCCAACAATTTGTCCACCTATGCAAAGATCAGATCCTAGCAAGATTAAAAAAACGTGGGGTTGGGGTAGTAAAAAGAAAAAGTGAAAACAAAAGTCCTGTAGTTTAATGGTAAAACACCCGGCTTATACTCGGCACAGTCTCCAGATTAGAGAGCGATACAGGTTCAAGTCCTGTCAGGACTACCACAATAAATATGTTCTATGAAACTAATTTTTATATGTTTTTTACTGCTGTTTAGTGCTTGTTCTTTCAAAGTTACAGACTGTGAATTCAAACCTTCAGCATCTATCAATGAAGAATTTGATATTAAAAAGCCTATACAAGATCAAATTAATCCTGAAACCAAAGTCAGTTGCAATTACTAATCTGGTAATAAATCACCTTGTTTCCACCCTACTTCGTCAAGACTTTTGATTCTACTACAATTAGCACATATACTTTTTAAGTTATCCCAACTAGAATTTTTTAAGTTGCCGTCTATGTGATAAACGTCCATTTGTGAAGGATGTTTTGATTTAAAGCCACATTTTTCACAGATACTTTTCTTTCTATATCCGCTTTTGACCCATGAATAATTGTATTTTGTTCTTTCACCTGCATCAGTTTTGATACATTGATCACATTTTTTACGATAATAAACTTTGCCTTTTCTTTTGTAATTAAAAGCCGCAGGTCTAGTTTTACAAGAATTACATAATGGTCTTATGTGCTTTATATCGTCTTTCACGCTCATACTATGTTTATTTAATACCTTTAAAGGGAATGTACTTCTGGTGTTTTTTATAAAGATTGGCTAAATATCATTATATAATATAGAGTAGACAATAAAATTGTCACATATAGTAGGGAGAAAATAAACTATGCCAACTTTAGTATCACCAGGTGTATCAGTTTCAGTCATTGACGAATCAATGTATGCATCAGCTGGTCAAGGTACAGTACCTTTGGTAGTTGTTGCTACTGCACAGGACAAAACAGATCCGAGCACAGGCAATACTGCTGTTGGTACCACTTCAGCAAATGCTGGAGTACCATTTTTGATCACTTCGCAAAGAGAACTGGTTACAACCTTTGGCGAACCATCATTCAAATCACTACAAGGCACAATGCTACACGGTGATGAAAGAAACGAATACGGTTTGCTATCAACATATTCATACTTAGGAATTTCTAACAGATCATATGTAGTAAGAGCTAACATAGACTTAGATCAATTAGAAGGTTCTACAAACGCTCCAAAACTTGCTCCAGCAGATGGAACATACTGGTTAGACACAACTAACACAGATTGGGGATTATTCACAGCAAACACAACAGCAACTCCAAATACTTGGGATAAGATGACACCAACAGTATTACTTGATGTGCCAGGTGCCGCAGGCGGCAACGTAGCATCTAATGGTGATCCGGTTACAACTTATGGCCAAAATTTAGATTATGTGTTAGTGGCTTCTACTTCACCAGCAAAACTTTATCAAAAAGTTTCAGGCACATGGGAAGTGGTAGGTTCACCATCATGGAAATCAGCAACAAGCGCCAATGTTTACATTCAATCAGGTAACGGCACAGCACCAACTGTGGCAGTATCTGGTAACTACAAAGATGTTTGGTTAAAATCAACATCAGGTGGTCAAGGTGCAAACATTGTAATGAAATCATACAGCACAGCAACAAGCTCATGGTCATCTATCTCATCTGAAGTATATTCAAGAGATGATGCCGCTACAGCACAAGGCGGTAGTTCACTATCTGCTAATGATGTGTACGTAAGATTTGATGATTTTGATGATGGCAACATTGCATCAGAATTAAAAGCAAATTTCACAGCAACATCATCAACTGTATCATCAACTGATTTTGCTAAAAAATCAATTGAAGCATTTAGCGGTGCAACTGCAACTCCAGAAGTTCAATATGAAGTTAGAATTAGAGGCGCAGGTACATCAACAGTTGCAACTGGTAATGCCGCATCATTACACAATGGTGTAGCAACAGGTGGATCTAACACTGCAATTAGAATGGAAATTAATGGCCAAACTATCACAGTGACAGGTGCCGCAGGTGCAGGTAATCCAGTTACACTTGCTGAGATTGTCACAGCAGTTAACAATGATTCAACACTACAGTCAGCAAACATCACTGCTAGTATTGATTATGTTAGTGCAACAAGACAATACTTAAAATTAACAAGAACTGGTGGTTATGCAGTTTACATTCAAGACGGTGCTGACGACACAAATATTAAAGGTGCGTCAACTTCAGATCTTGGATTTACTGATAACACATCATCAGGTACATCAGCATTTTACTACAAATCACTTTGGTCAGATGCAACTTACGAAGCATCATCATCAGCACCAACAAGTAATCCAGTAAATGGCACACTATGGTACAAAACAACTCAAGACGCAGACTTATACATTGCAGAAAACGATGGCGGTACTATGAAATGGTTGGCTTATGCTAACTCAAAAGATAGATACGATGCAAATTCTGTAGTATCAGGCGGTATTAGAGATTTACAAATTGTATCAGGTGAACCAACTAAGAGATCAGACGAAACTTCAAACTTACAAGACGGTGATGTTTGGATTGACTCTGATGAATTAGATGCTTATCCAAAAATTTACAAATACAGTACAGCCACATCAGCTTGGGTATTACTAGACAATGCAGATCAAAGCACAGCATCAGGTGTTGTGTTTGGTGATGCAGTAGGTAACCCAGGTGGAGCAAACGAAGATGATCAAGACTGGGGTTCAGCGTATGCTAACTTCCATTCAGATGCTCCAGATCCTGCTGTTTACCCAGAAGGTATTATATTGTTTAACACAAGATTGTCAGGTTACAATGTTAAGAAATATGTAACTGATTACACTTTTGATAACACAAACAACGGTAACATTTGGGTAACTGAATCAGGATTAAAAACTGATGGGTCACCATACACTGGCAGACAAGCACAAAGAAATGTGATTGTTACAGCAATGCAAGGTGCGTTACAAGGCAACGAAGATATCAGAGCAGAATCAAGATTCTTTAACTTGATTGCCGCTCCTGGTTATCCAGAGTTACTTGATGAAATGGTTGCATTAAGTACAGATAGAAAATTAACAGCATTTGTACTTGCTGACACACCATTTAGATTAGCACCAGACGGAACGTCAATTCAAAATTGGGCAACCAATGCCAACAATGCTCCAACAAATGGAGAAGATGGTTTATTGACAGGCACTCCGTATGCGGCTGTGTATTATCCTTCAGGATTTACATCAGATCTAGCAGGCAACAATGTAACAGTTCCACCAACACATATTGCTATGAGAACAATGGCATTTAATGATCAGGTGGCGTTTCCATGGTTTGCACCAGCAGGCTTCACAAGAGGTTTAGTAGACAACTCAACTTCAGTTGGTTATATCACTAGCGAAGAAGAGTTTAAAGCAGTAACATTGTCAGAAGGTCAAAGAGACACACTATACGCAAACAAGTTAAATCCAATTGCGTTTATTCCAAACAGAGGATTAGTGGTATTTGGTCAGAAGACACTATCACCAATTGCGTCAGCACTTGATAGAGTTAATGTAGCAAGACTGATTGTGTATCTAAGATACCAATTAGACCAACTTGCAAAACCTTTCTTGTTTGAACCAAATGACAGAATTACTAGAGATCAAGTTACAGATACTTTCAATAGATTCTTTGAAGATCTTGTTTCTAAGAGAGCAGTATTTGATTTCTTAGTAGTTTGTGATGAAACAAACAATACTGGTGCCAGAATTGATAGAAATGAATTATGGATTGATATTGCTATTCAACCAGTGAAAGCAATTGAATTTATCTATATTCCACTTCGTATCAAAAACACTGGAGAAAGTTTAACAAGTTAATAAAATAAAGGGGTAAGCGAACCTTATCCCTTTAATTTACCTTTAAATGGATATAAAAATTTTTATAATTCATACAAAAGTGTAAATAATAGTATTAAGGAGAGAACACAAAATGGCAACACTTTCAAAATTTGGTGTACCAATAGATGGATCAACAGGTAGAGGCGGTATTTTACAGCCTAAACTGAAATATAGATTTAGAGTTAGATTCACTAACTTTGGTAACCTAGGTGCGTCACCTCTTCAACTGACTCAACAAGTTATGTCGGTTACGAGACCAAAGATCAACCATGAAGAAGTACCAATTCATTCATACAACTCAGTTGCATACATGCAAGGTAAACACACATGGGAATCAGTTAACATAACACTTAGAGATGATATCAACAATAACATTTCTAAACTTGTTGGTCAACAAGTACAGAAACAGTTAAATCACTTTGAACAAACTTCTGCAACATCAGGATCAGTTTACAAGTTCGGAACTAAAATTGAAATCTTAGATGGTACAAATGACACAGAATTAGAACAATGGGATTTAGAAGGTTGTTTCTTACAAAACGTTGATTATTCAGATGGTGACTATGCAGTATCAGAACCAGTACAAGTTATCTTGACACTGAAATATGATAATGCAATACATCAAGCACCGGGCGACACTATATTCCCTCTACTTGGTTTAGGTGGATCTGGCGGATTAGTATAATAATTACTATTTCGTTTAATCCTTACCAGCGGAGTAATAGAATATGGCAGTTTTAAAACCAGCTAACAGAGCCGCGAATCTTTATCTTCGCGGCTCAAATCATGACCCAGCTCCAAGACAAGCACATCAATATGTTGTGGTTTTCAATATGTATCAGTTGGCAGTACCGGAGCATTTAAAGACAACGTACGACGAATTAAATCAATTCAGAGACAGATTGCACTTCTTAGTAAACAGTGTTGATCAACCCAAGTTCACAGTGGATCAAACTGTGTTAAATCAATACAACAGAAAAAGAGTTGTTAATAGGTCAATTACATTTGATCCTTTGAGTTTTAGAATGTATGACACACATGATGGGTTGGGATTAAAATTTGCAAAACTGTTGTATGAATTTGAATTTCAAGGTGCAAGATTAACACAAAAGAAAAGTGGTGTTCAAGGAGAATCAAGATCTGAAGATCACAACTACAATAGAAATTTATATCAAACAGAAGATCAGTTTACAAAAAGTCATCATTTTGGTCTTGCTACACACAACAATTTTCACAGTCGTCTTTTAAAACACATAGACATATATCAGGTTGCAGGAAAGATGTACAGCAAAACAAGAGTGATATATCCAAGATTGGCAAGATTTGATATGGATCAACTTGATTATGCTCAAAGCGGTGTAGTTAATTTGAGTTTTGGTTTTCAGTATGAAAACTTTTTAATTGATCAGGTGGCACAACCATTAGATTCAAGTGAAACAGAATATCCATTAGAAGAAATGTTTGGAGACACAGCAGGAGATTTTTTAGATACGCCTGCTGTTACTGAAACTGAAAACCCGCCTGCACTTGGTAAAAAAGATAACAAAGAAGGTGCAACAGGAGATTCAGGCAAAGTAGGTGACAGCACAAAAGGTTCACTTTCTTTAAATCAAGTTGGCAATCAAATTGCCGGAGCAGGCAATGAAATTATACAAGGTTATGGTAACACCAAAGCCAAAATAGTTTCTGGTGTAAAAAACAGTACAAAGAGTGCTGTGGGTAACTTTACAGGATTAGGCAAGTAATGGCATACAATCAAGTAAGAAACAGTACGTCTACTGTTGAAACAGTTGGTGGGATATCAACTATTGTTTCTCAGTTTGGATCAATAACCAAACAGATACTAGGTGGACAATCTTACAACACATCACAAGATATTTCAAATGCCATATTAGAAAATTTAGGTTTAACACAAGATCAAATTAATCCAAGAACATACGAATTGATCAAAGGAATATTTGAAAAATATTCTGATAACAGTTCTTTAGTTGAAGCATACACACTGTTGGCATTAGATGCCATTAACAAGTTTGGTGTTAGATTTAGTGATCTAGTTGAAACTACAAAAAACGATACTTTGCAATTCACTGAAGTAGGTATTGCATTATTAAATCATTATAGACCGTCCACTAGTCAAATAGCAAGAAGAAAAACCAATTTAGAATTAGATACAAACAAATTTGTTAAACGTCATATTATTGCTTAAATAAGTATATGAAGTTTCATCAAGGGTTTTACAAAGTTAAAAATGAACAAAAATATGTGGGAAGCAGATCTCCTCGTTATCGTTCTGGATGGGAATTGACTTTTATGAGAATGTGTGACAACCATCCTAGTGTGATACAATGGGCCAGCGAACCTGTAAGGATACCATACAAACATCCGTTCACTGGAAAAATGAGTATGTATGTACCAGATTTTATGATGGTGTATGTTAACAAAAAAGGAAAAAAGATTGCTGAAATGGTTGAAATAAAGCCAAAGAAACAGACCACATTGGAAAGTATCAAAAGCCAACAAGATAAAGTAAATTATTTGATTAACAGAGCCAAATGGTTAGCGGCAGGAGAGTGGGCAAAGAGGAAAGGAATTAGATTTAGGGTCTTGAATGAAGACTCAATCTATGCTATAAAGTAAATTATGTCAGTGAAAACAGGAGGCCCAATTACATCAACGTCTGGTTACCCACCATGGACAAAATTTTGTTTAGTAAATGGAATAAAATTATTAGCACTGCCAACGTTAGGTGGTGCAACAGCAGTATCAGATGCATGGATTAAAAAAGTTGCAAAGACAGTGCAACTGATGTTTGGGTCAGGAGCATCAATCAACACCACAAATCAAAACGACACTATGAATCAAATGGCACAGTCAAGCATATCACAGTTACTTGGTTATTCAGGACCAGGTTCCTACACACCAAGCATAGTGGCAGATAATGCCAATGACAACTATCCAGGCATTGATTATACAAAAGACAACAATCCAAATGTTGATTTTATTTGGGAAGTATCAGCAGGCAATGGGGCAGTGATGGAAGTTGTTGAACACTTGTTACACACAATCACAGTGTTTGGCCTACAACAAACATTTTCAACTAAGATGAATCAAATGAATCAAACAAGTGATATTTACAATGCTATGCAACAGGCAAGAACCACAAATGGATCAGATGGCAATCCAATATTTGACACGTCAGGATATTCAGGTGACTTTGCCAACGATGCAGATTTCAGAGCATTGTTAATGCGAGAATATTACTACTTGTTAGTTGCGGCTGAATGGAATTACATATCAACGTTTTCAACTTCAATGGCACCAGAATGGAATGATAGTGCAATTAATTCTGCAGGAGTACAAACATATAACTCGCTAGGACATCAATTATATTTAGACACCGCGGCAAAAGTTTTGACAGCACCCAACACTGCAACAATGTCAACTATATTTGCTTCCGGTGATAACTCAGGATACCAAGCAGATTATGAACATATTATAGCGTCTAGCGGTATAAATTTTAGTGGTGGTGCAATACTTGGATAAATAGTAATATAGGTACTTAATATGAATAAAAAATTAGAAAAAACATTTGATTTACCAAGCATGGAAGATGCTCTCAACGAGCAACAAATAAAAGACCATGTTGAGGAAAATACTTTGTCTACACCGTTGTCTGAATATGAAGCAATAGAAAATGCAATAACAGAAGACAGTGAAAAAGAAGAAGAAGCAGTAGAAATTAAAAAGGCATTATCTACAGCAGAAAAAATTGATCGTGCATTGCCTCAGGTGAAAGATCTTGAAGCACATGATCACGACATGGATGACTATGCTGTTGAAGCCATGAAAAGTTATAAAGAATTAATGGATTTGGGAATGAACTCAGAATCACGACATGCTGGTAAAATGTTTGAAGTGGCACAGACTATGATGAAAAATGCCATTGAAGCCAAAAACGCCAAAGCAGACAAAAAACTGCGTATGATTGAGCTACAATTGAAAAAGCAAAGAGTAGATCAATGGGAGCAAAAATCTGAGGGTAAAACTGATGATTTTATTGAAGGAGAGGGCTATATTGTAGGAGATCGCAACAAATTGCTGGATCAGTTGGTTAAAAAGGTTAATGAAAATGACAAGGATGATAAATAATAGTATGAAAAGTTTTAAACAATATCTATCAGAAGCAGTGCAAGAAAATCCAGTTAGAATCAAGATTGCCTGTGAAGTAACTGATGACATGATGAACATAATTGAGCGTGAGCTTGAAAGATATGACATAGTATCTATCAACAAGCCTGTTAAAACAATTATGCAAGAACATCCATTAGATTTTGGCACTAAAGTTAAAAATGCAGAAGTTTATATAATTGATGCTATTATTCACATGCCAATATCACATGAAACATTTAGAAGAAATTTATCAGACAAGTTAGCAATAGCATATGAAACTATTGTTGTCAAAGGTCCAAATGATCCAATAGAGCAAGAGCAAGAAGCTGAAGTAAACAGACAGCAGGCTGAACCAGAAGATTATGAACCAAAGATGGGCCAAGATTACAGTGACGATGAAAAGAAATCAAACGAATCTGAAACACCTATTGCAGGTGAAGAACACAAAAAGAATTTTTTAAAAGACATAAAAGATTTTAAAGACAATGATCCAGACAGAGGCAAAGTTGAAGCAGAAGGTCCTTTGAGTGTAAAAACCAAAACTGATGCAGTAGACAACAGTCAGCCCAAAGAAGATGATGTCAAAGCAAAATCACCACTAACACAAGATAACAGGAAAGCAAAATAATGCACAGTTACGTTGTAAGAGTTGACGAAGGAGATTTTGATTTAGATGAAGATAGATCAATTGAATCATCATTGCAGTTTGCTTTGAGAAACTCAGGCATTTTAGATGCTCAGATTGATGTGTCAGAATTTAACAGAGCAGAAGCAGAAATACAAACTTCTGCAACACTGCCAGAAATGCAAAAAGCATTTCAAGACGATGATATGGAAGTAGAAATTGATATGAAAGAAGACAGCGTAATGGTTCACACAGGACCAAACACTTACAAGCAAGACGATTTTACAACATCTATAAAAAATCAAAAAAAATTCAAATATGTTCCTGCTAGAAATGGTGACAATCCTTTAACTAATGAAGATGAAAAAGTTAATGAAGAAGCCTATAGCAAACTGATGAAAGAGTACAAAGAATTTGTTGCTGAAAACGAGCAGGTAAAAAAAAAGACTTGAGATTAAGTGAACAGAATGTAACTAAAACTCAGTTAGCAATTCTAACTCAATTAACAAATCAAAAATATCTACCAATTCTTAAAAGTCTACAAGGCGAAACAGGAATTCTACCACAGAATCTTATAAGAGACCCTGCATTTGTAAAAATGATGAGTAATATTTTTTACCTAGGAAGATCATCAAACGGTGAAAGAGGATTGACAATATCCGGCAGTGTTAATGATATCAAAAGAGATTTAAAGAAAATTATATCAGCAACTAACATGCAAGAACTTAACAATGCAATTAGTTCTAGTGGTTACGGTGATCCTGCATTTGGTATCAATGATGCCAGCAGTGATCAAGACATGCAAAAGGTACAAGCATTTGCAAAAACATTCACAGCAATTTTAAATAGAGATCAAACAACTTTTTCAAAATTTGTAAAAACAAATAAAACTGTACAAAAAGCAAAAGACTATGTTAGAAATCCTGCAAAAGCATTTAGTGATTTTAGTGGCGCTGTTTCAAACCCAGGAAACACCGCAGATATTTTAGCTCAGCCTTTCAAACGTAGTTAAAAAAGTTCTTATGAACAAACTGGAAAAAACCAAAAAAAAATTAGACTCTGTGTCTCCAAGTTTGTGTCTAGCAAAATGGCAACAGGTCACTGTGCATTTGCAAAATGGACATACACACAGTTGTCATCATCCACAAACACACAAAGTACCACTGGAAGAACTGGAAAAAAATCCCAGTGCTTTGCATAACACAACTTACAAAAAGTTTCAAAGAAAATTAATGTTGGAAGGCAAACGACCTGACGAATGTGATTACTGTTGGAAGGTAGAAGACACCAAAGGTGATCACTACAGTGACAGAATCAAAAAAAGCAGTAACAGTACTTGGGCCATGCCTTATTTTGATCAAGTGGTCAATGCTGATTGGAATGCCAATGTGACACCAGCACAGGTAGAAGTGAGTTTTGGTAATGTGTGCAACATGAAATGTGTGTATTGCTCACCGGTGTTCAGCAGTGAATGGTGGAGTGAAATCAAACATCAAGGTGCATATCCCACAAGTGACAGATACAACAATTTGGAATGGATAGAACAATCCAATAGAACTCCTTATCTCAATAGAGAACACAATCCTTATGTGGAAGCATGGTGGAAGTGGTGGCCTGAAATCAAAAGTCAATTGCGAACTTTGAGAATCACAGGAGGTGAACCATTGCTAAACAAAAACACTTTTAAACTGTTGGATGAATTAGACACAGAACCACAACCGGCAATGAATTTGGAAATCAATACCAATCTGTCAGTGGACACAGCAACAGTGAGTAAAACACTGGATCAAATTGCTGATTTAAAATTGACCAAATCCATCAACAATGCTGTGATACATACCAGTTGTGATTGTGCAGGAGAACAGGCAGAATACATACGTGAAGGAATGCAGTATGATCAGTGGTTATCGCACTGCAAAATGGTGCTTAAACGTGGCATATCCTTGCATATAATGGTCACAGCCAATATGTTGAGCATAGATACCATGATTGACTTAATGACGGCTGTATACCGCTTAAAACAAGAATATAAGGGGGTTACATACGGGGTCAGTATACTGCATAGTCCTAAGTTTTTAAATGTGTTAAATTTGCCAAAAACACAGTATTGGCAAGACAAATTCACAGAACTTTTTGACTTTGTGAAAGCACAACAGACCACTGATGTAAATGAATTCAATTACATTGACAGACTGTGCAAGTATTTTGCACAAAACAGCTTAGAACAAAAAGAACAGATAAAATTAACACAAGATGCTAAAACTTTTATCAAAGAAATTGACCGTAGACGTAATAAAAATTTTACTAATACATTTCCTAATTATAACTTTCTAACAACTTAACACATCATATTAAATTTAACGCATACAATTAAATATTTTTATGCGTGACGAATACACATCGGCTTTTTACAAAGTTGTCAAACAAACACAAAGCAGATACGGATATGACTTGCCTTTTGACATAGAAGTATATGTGGTCATGTTGCTGTCATCTCATGTGGACAAAAAAGATTTTTTACCACATGATAGTTTTGCTGAAAGTTATATGAAGTTGAAAGGTATCAAAGCCAAAGAATTAGGTGACACATGTTTGTTTACTGTGGGTGTGTTTCCTGAATATGGAAAAAGAAAAGGATTAACACAAGAGTATTTTTCCAACATAGGAAGATCAAGTTACGATATAGCCACATCATATTTAGATGACAAACTGTTTTCAGATTTAAGAGATCATTTTAAATTTCTTTCCAAATTTATCAATGTTTGTGTTACTAATGAAAAACAATTTGGTACTTCATTGTTTTTAGCAAACCATTAAATACGTACATAAATACAATTATGCAAAGAAAAAGCCTTGACGGAAATCTAACAAAAAGAGCTTATGCTAAAACGGCATATTCAGAAAAAAAATTGCTTGATCTGAAAAAATGTGCTGACAAAGATACTGGCTATCTCTATTTTATGAAAAATTTTATGTGGATTCAACATCCTACCAAAGGTAGAATGAAATTTGATCCATATCCTTTCCAGGAGAAATTACTTGAAACTTACAATAATAATAGATTTGCTATTGCCATGTGTGCAAGACAAACAGGTAAAACAACCTGTGCGGCTGGATTTCTATTATGGTATGCAATGTTTAATCCAGATGTTTTGATTCTAATTGCGGCACACAAATATCAAGGTGCTCAAGATATCATGCAACGTGTGAGATTTGCGTATGAAGAAAGTCCAGATTACATTCGTTGTGGTGTGACCAGTTACAACAAAGGGTCAATGGATTTTGACAATGGTTCAAGAATTATAGCACAGACTACAACTGAAACAACAGGTAGAGGTATGAGTATATCTTTAGTGTACATGGATGAGTTTGCGTTTGTGGAACCACAAACCAAAGCACAAGAGTTTTGGACTTCCTTGTCACCTACATTGTCAACAGGTGGTAAATGTATTATCACGTCAACACCAAACAATGATGATGATGTGTTTGCAGGTTTATGGAGAGGTGCAAACAAAAGAGTTGATGAATTTGGTCAACCCACAAGAGATGGCACAGGTATAAATGGTTTTAGATCAATAGGTGTACACTGGTCAGAACATCCAGACAGAGATGAAAAATGGGCCAAAGACGAACAAGCAAGAATAGGTGAAGAAAGATTCAAACGTGAACACGAATGTGAATTTATTGTGTTTGATGAAACCTTAATTGATTCAATGAAACTGATCACATTGGCTGGTAAAGATCCTTTGAGAAAAACTGGTCAAGTTAGATGGTATGAAAAGATCAAAAAAGGAAACACTTATGTGGCGGCACTTGATCCAAGTTTGGGTACAGGTGGTGATTATTCAGCAATAGAAGTTTACAGTTTACCAGAATTCAAACAAGTAGCAGAATGGCAACATAATAAAACTTCAGTGCAAGGACAAGTGAGAACATTATATTCAATATTAAAAGAAATTGATCTTGAATTAAAAGAACAAGGGCAACCGGCTCCAGAAATATACTGGACCATTGAAAACAACACACTTGGTGAAGCGGCCATTGTTGCAGTTGAAGAAATGGATGAATCAAAGTTTCCAGGATTTTTTATACATGAACCTAGACGTGCTGGACAACAGAGAAGAGACAAACACAAAAGAAAAGGTTTTAACACCACACATAAATCTAAAATATCAGCCTGCTCAAAATTAAAATACTGGATTGAATCTGATAAGGTAACTTTAAACAGTAGAAATTTAATTAGAGAACTAAAAGTTTTTGTTGCTAGAGGAAATAGTTACTCTGCAAAATTAGGCGAAAATGATGATTTAGTATCAGCAAGTTTGCTGTGTGGCAGAATTGTTGATTATCTAACTAAATTTGATCCTATATTTGAGAAAAGTTTAGGTGATAAATTAGATGATGATGATGGCTCAGTAGCACCGATGCCTATGATTATCTAAAAAGAATAAATAATAGTATGGCAGTAGATTACAATACAGTATCTGAAAAATTGTTTAAAGTACTCAAAGGGCACGGGTACTCTGTGCAGATGTTTGACAACAATGAAGGTAAAGAAATCATTGATCCGCAACAGGCTAGATTTTTTTATATAAAAAATCCAAATATAATGGTCAATCTTGACCAGGATAATGCTGAAATTAAGATGCATAAAGGGCCAACATCTGTGGAAAATATTGAAAAATCCATACAATCAGTGAGAAATCTTGCCAGAGATAACTTACTTGACTTTGATTTAAGGGAATTTGGCCGTGAAATTAAGCCCAAAAATTACACATATAGGTTAAATACAAATACTATGAAAGACATGACAACAGAAAGTTATTCAACACTAGCTGGTTCTACAAAAACCAGTTCACAAAATTTAGAAAATGCGAAGCTTTTAATCAAGCATAGAAAACCAGTGGACGAAGAAGTACCTGGTTCAAGATCAAGAAACATCAAAGCATTATATATTGAAAATGCTGATGGTGAAAGATTTAAATATCCTTTCATTCATTTAAACGGTGCAAGAGCAATGACAAGACACGTTCAATCAGGTGGTACACCATATGATGAAATTGGTCAAAGCATTGTAGAAATCAGTGAACAGTTAAGCAAGATTAGAGAAGTCACTACTATTGTGAGACGTTCACCAAACATGCAAGAACAAGCATCTTCAATATATGATTCATTGTTAAACAGACAAGCACAGTTGAGAGAAACTATGAAGCGTTTGACAACGTCAACAGGATACAATGAATATGTTGAAAATTTCACAACAAAAGAAAATACAGAAGTATCAACAGAAGCAATTGACAAGTTAAAAGAAAAATTTACTGTGTCAAATATTGATTCAAGAATAATAGAATTATTACCAATGATACATCAAATACATGAAGATGAAATCAATGACACACCAACATTAAGAAACAGAGTTTTACAAAATATTTCAAAAGGTCCGTTTGAACTTACTCCACGAAGAGTAGGTGGTCAAACAGATTACAGTCCAGACAACATTAAAAAGTTTTCAAACAAAGATACTATGATGGCTTATAAATTAAGCGACATGGCGGCAAGAGCCAAAGACGATGAAGTATCAATCTTTTTAGCAAGAATGTCTGACAAATTAACTGGTCAAGACAAAGAAGCACTAACTGGAGAAGATATTAGAGCAATACAATCAGTATTAAAAAATATTAAAGATCCTGAAAGAATGCCAAAACAAGATGCTCCAAAACAGATCACTGGTGAATCTGAATTACCTGAGTTATCACAGATTGATGAAACATTTGATAGAATACTAGGTGTGTTTAGTAACCAACCAATTGTAACACAAAGCAACACAGTAAAGGTTTCAGAAGACATTTCAGCATCAGATATGATGAAGAAATATACACCTGATCAGCGTCAAAAGATCAGTGCCAAAGCAGATGAAATGCTGAACAAAGAAGGCAAATCTAGAAGTGATTATAAATCTTGGGAAGCATATTTAAATGCGGCGGCGAGAATGTTAGGTTATCAAAAAATGGAAGAAGACCAAACAGATGAAGCAAAAGCAAAAGATCATGACAAAGACGGCGATATTGATTCAAATGATTACATGGCGGCACGTGACAAAGCAATTAAAAAAGCAATGGGCAAAGATTCAGTTGAAGAAAATCCAATGTCACCAGAAGACATAGCAAGAATTAAAAAGAATCCACCAGAAGAAATGGGCATGTCAAACAGTGAACTAGCAGGAATGGCCGCAGACGATAGTCATGAATTTGAAGAATACAAAGATGCTGTACATGATGATATCAAAGATCCAACAAGTGTATATGCTGGCAAGTCAACACAAGAAATTGTTGCAATGCTGAGAAAAGAAGCAGACGGCATTGGTTATGCAGATATTTCAGATGGTGATAGACACCCATCAGAGCCAGAATGGTTAAACAAAATTGCTGATGAACTTGAAAAAGGCAAACAAGAAACACAAGACTTATCAAGAATTGTACATCTAGCAGGCATAAAATAATCAATTGACAACTAATTAATTTCCTGTTATAAGTACGATAAAAGTATTTTATAACAAGGAATAACAATGACAACATTAGATACTCAAGGTCTTTTTATATTAGAAGGAAAAGATATAGTTCCTTATAAACTAACACACTCAAAAGCAATTTTAGTTGGTGTTCCGGGTGCATTTACTCCTGGTTGTACAAAAAGACATATTCCAGGGTTTGTAAAAAATCTTGAAACACTCAAAAACAAAGGAATTGAAAAAGTAGTTTTTATGGCAGTTAATGATGCATTTGTTATGGACGAATGGAATAAAACACATGGACATCCAGATATAGACAGCGTGTCTGATCCTTTAGCAGTATTTTCAAAAAAACTAAAAAAAGAAGTTGACTGGGGAGAAACATTTGGTATCAGATGTAATAGATTCGCAGTTTTAGTTGAAAACGGTGAAATTACCAAAGATTTTAAAGATCCTTTTATTGAAGGTGTTTTAGAAGAACTTTCATAAACATTATTAAAATAGCAGTTTATATCAGTCCCGAAAACTGTAATAAATATCATTATAATTAACTTGTAAACTTTTAAAAAGAATGTATAATAAAACTTATGAAACAAAATTATTTTAAATGGGCGTTATTTTTTAGCCAAATTATAGCACACTTGAGCATTATTCCTATGATCATGTACGGCAGTTGGTATCATTGGTTAATAGGATTTTTTGTATATTTTATAACTGGTTGTTTTGGAATGACAATGACATTTCATAGACTACTATCACATAAGAGTTGGAACGCACCTAAATGGTATGAATACTTTGGATCATTGGCAGGTGCTTATGGATTGACTGGTTCCACAATTGGTTGGGTTGCTGTTCACAGAGAACATCATCACTTCACTGATCAAGAACGAGATCCACACTCTCCAGAACATCAAGGATTTTTTAAAGTGCAGTGGTTGAGCATGTTTGAAACACCAAGTCCAAGATATGCCATGCATTTGATCAAAGATCCTTTTCACTCATTTTTACACAGATGGTATTTTTTAATTCATGGTGTGATAGCAGGTGTATGGTTATTGATTGATCCTATGTTGTTGGTTGCGGCATACTTATTTCCAGCAATGATTTTATGGAATGCAGGATCGTTTATCAACACATTGACACACATGTTTGGTTATAGAAATCATGAAACAAATGATAATTCAACCAACATACCTTTGCTTGGTATCTTAATGTGGGGAGAAGGTTGGCACAACAATCATCATGCTGATCCACAAAATCCAAGTTTCAAACACAAATGGTGGGAGGTCGACATAGGTGGTTGGTTTATTAAATTACTTGAAGTTAAACAACCTTTAAACACACACATAAACAAAGGATACATCAAAGAGTAAACACATGAAGTATATTGATTGGGTAACATTGAAAATTGTAGTGATGTTTGTCATCGCAGTTGTGGGTATTCCTGCTTATTTTATTATGGGCGGATCATGGGAACTTGCATTGATTTTTACGTTAGTTGGTCACATCACAAACAACTTGGCACAGATCGCATATCACAGATGGTTGTGTCATGATCAGTTTGAACCAAGTTGGATAGGTAGAAAAATATTATTGGTATCAACTGTAATAAGTGCTGTGGGACCTCCAGGACACAATGTGGTTGCACATCTAAATCATCACAAGTACACAGATTCAGAACTAGACACACACTCGCCTAAACATTTGGGCTGGTGGAAGATGCTGATGGGTAGATATCAAACACCACAAGGCACAATACCAATGAGAAGATTTTTACGTAAAAAAGATGCTGTGTTTACAACCAAACACTATTGGAAACTATACAGTGCGGCAGTAGTACTTCATGCATTGATCAATCCTTGGTTGGTTGTGTGGATGGCATTTAATTTTACTCATGCATGGTTCTTTTTGACTTATCTAAACTATTTTGGCCACAGTGGTAAAACAGCAGAACCAACTACAATTGATTTTACAAGTAATATGATCATGTGGGGTGAAGGATATCATGACAATCATCATGATGATACAAGTAGAGTGGTACTAGGACCATGGGATATTGGTGGAAAATATGTTGTACCTCTTTTAGCAAAAAAAGATTGCAAAACTGAGGCAGTAAATATATAATAGTACTGAGGAAATAGAAATGGAAATTAGAACAAAATATCAATTACCAAGTGTAGCACCAATTCCAGGAATTAAGTTTGATATTGAAAAACTTAGAGAAGAGGTTGTACGTTTAAATAAAGAGTGGGTAAACGTATATCAAGCAAATAGAGGACTTTGTGCAGTGCATGAAGAACTTGCTTCAGACAATTATCACCACTTTGATCAGATTAATTTGACTTATTATCAAGAGTCATTGAATGATGTTTTAGATTTAACAGAATTAAGAAATGAATGTAAAATTACAGCAAACAGCGAGTCACTAGGAAAATCAAAAACAGAAAAATATAGAACAAAAACTCGTAGGTTAGAAGGTCTTCCAGCACCAATGAATGAACACAATTGGCACCATCCTTTGCCAATTTATAAAAATTCATATTTAAAAGAAGCCATTGAAAGTCAGTTTAACGCAACACCAATTAGAGTTAGACTTTCAAGAATACGTTGTGGTAAGTTTTTAACACCACACATTGATTATGGACCAGAGTATGCAGTTAGAGTCATTGTACCAATACAAGGAACAGACAAAGTTTATAACAAAGTATGGCGTAGAGGTGTTGAAGAAACTCATGAAATGCCAGCAAATGGATCAGCATATTTTTTAAATGTTGGATTAAAACATTCAGTTGTGCATGAAGGAACAGAAGACAGAATTGCATTGATGTTTTCTTTGCCAACACAAGAAGACATACAAACACTTGCAACAGTGTAAAGGTATTAAAAATGATAAAAAATATTGCTGAATATATCGATATCCATCCTGACATGGATTTAATTAAATCACTTTTTAAACAAGTCAATGCTGACTATTATAATAGTTTTGGTAAAACACAATGGACGAGTTATTCGTTAGAGGATCGTGCAACAGGTGAAGACACGTATCTTGAAACATTTAAACCGTTGCTTGATGAACACAAAAAAGTTCACCCACATATAAAAAGAAGAGATACAGGTTTTAATTTTAGTGATGATGTAAAAAAAGATTTGTATGCACACGCAGATATTGACTTTCATTTAGAACATCCTAATTATTATAATTTAGTAATACCTGTTTTTGGTAGATCTGTTATAGAATATTTTGAAACCAATAGAGATGAAATATTTTTACCAGAAAAAGATGTTCATGGTCATTGGTATTATTGGGAATTTAAAAATAGAACTGCTATGAATAAAGAAGATTATGAAAATTTTCTACAAGAAAGAAAAATTGGAGAGATTGAAGTCTTTGACAAGTGCATATTATTAGAAACAAATACTATGCATAGAGTTATAGTAACAGAAGCACCAAGATGTGCTTGGGTTACAAGATGGAATAATATTCCTGCTGAGATTGATTATCAAACATTTAAAAAAAAGGTAGAAAGCATATTATGATAAATCCATTTAGAACCACAGAAAATATACTTGAAGTAACTGACGAAAGATTAAAACAGATATCACAACAAATACACAGTGAAGGTTGTGCAGTATTTTATGATCAACAGTTTACTGAAGAACAAATAGTTAAGATGCAAAAAAGATTTGGCGATTGTGAAGCACCTGGCTTGTTTATGAATCCAAAAGATCATCCTGAAATATTTTTAGTGACAGGTAAAAAAGTTGATGGTAAAAAAATTGGTATGTTTGGTGATACAGAATTAGGTTGGCACTCAAACGGTAATTCAAGACATTTAATTGATAAAATTTTAATCAGTTTGTACTGTATCACAGAAGATATTAATACAACTTTAAGTGTTTGTCACACATCCAAACCGTTTTATGATCTATCACAAGATGAACAAGAATATTGGAAAAGTATTAAAATAAGATTAAAGTTTCAAAATAACACTATCTATAATTTAGAAGAAGACGATCCTGAACTTGAGTTTATGAGTAAAAACAAAGGCAGTATCAGAAGTTTAGTTGATAGACATCCTCATACAGGCGACTACTATTTTTATTTTCCATATCACTTTATTGTAAAGGCATGGGAAGGCAAAACACTAATTGATCATGAAAAAATGATTGAAAGACTAAAACCAATTATTTTTAGATCAAAATATCAATATCATCATATTTTCAAAAAAGGTGATTTGCTTTTAATGGATCAGTTTACTAGTTTACATCGTAGAACTCCTGTGCTTGATAACAGTAGATTATTATGGAGATTAGCATCTGATTTCAAAAATGTTTATGAGGAAAAAAATGAACCACAAAGTGCCATGGCCCACAATACATAATCAAACTGAAACTGAAATTGTAGTTCCGTTAAAAGAAGATTATAAATTTGAAAGTATGTCATATTTAGACACACTTGAAGCAAAACCTATTTTTGAAAAACAAGCAGACATAATAATAGAAAAACAGTCAAAAGGTATTGTTGATGTAGGTTGTCGCCATGGACCTATTAATAAAATACTATACGAAAAAGGTTATACTGATTACAATTACATGGGGTTTGATACATCAGTTGAACCTATAGAGATTGCAAAAGAAACTTGGAAATCACATAGCAATATAGAATACAGAAACACAACTTGGAATAATAAAGATAGTATATCAGTTAATTTTGATGTTGATCATGTGGTGTTTAGTGGAGTATTACTTTATGAAAAAAACAAACACATTGATTTATTTGATGAACTTGTTGACTTCTACAAAACAAAATATGCCATTATACAAGAGCCTTATCATGAGCAACGTCACTGGGATGAAAGAATAGTATTAAAAACAATAACAAAAGAAATGAATTTGTACAAAGACAAATATAAAAATTATAAAGAATATTTGTTAGACTGTGAAATATTTGCTGGTAAACGATTGATAGTGGACATTGAAGTATGATAAAAACAATAGCATTGAGTGGCAGTGCATCTCCAGACAGTATGAACTATAAAGGTTTACAACTGTTGAGCAAACACTGTGCATTTGATGTAGACAGTTTGGCAAACTATGATATACCTGTTATCAATTCAAATGCGTCAGATGGTATTGTACCAGAACAGGTAGATAAACTTATCACAAAGTTATATGAGTATGATCAGTTTGTGTTTGCTGTGCCAGAAATGACTACACAAATGGGTGCGGCATTTAAAAACTTTTTAGATTGGTTAGTGGTAAAAGGTTATATGAATGCTAACTTAGGCACACAGTATCCATTTAGCAGAAAAACAACTGTGTTGTTGACATTTACTCCTGCCGCTAAAGAAGGTGGTGATAGACATTTTCCTGCAACAAAAGAAATATTAACAAAACTTGGTGCTAATGTTGTTTATACAAAATGTTTTAATAGTGGTTGGGAAAATGTTGTACCAGGAAATGAAGAATTTTACAAACAAGATGCAGAAATTATACAACGATATTTGTCTTACGATAACAAAACAAGTTCAAAGTGGCAACAGATATACACTGATTGGAAAAATAAATGGAACTTGAAGTAAAAGTATACGACAGCAGTTACAAAGAGCAAATAGAAAAGTTTAGAGAAGAAACTTTCAAAGAAGGCAATCAAAGTCTTGCACATGACAAGTATGATCCAGACAATCCTAACATAGTAACTTGGATGGTGTTTGCTGGCGAACAATTAATATCAATATCAGCAGTAGAACCATCACACTACACAGGTGATGAAGACATAGCGGCCAGAGTTTGTCGTTATCACATATTGAAGCCATGGCGTCATACACACTGTGGACTTATGGTTGCTGATCATCAAATTGCTTGGGCAAGAGAACATGGATATAAAATATTGTACATCACAGTAGATATTAAAAACAGAGCCATTAATGCATTGTATCAACGCAAAAAACAAATGATTGATCCTGCTTTTAAAAAATGGACACAAACAGAGTGGTACACAAATTTAAAACTAGAACCAGACTGTTTGTTTAAAGTTTCTCCTAAATCAGATTACTTGCAATATTTTTACAGTATCAATTTACAAGATTCTAATTACAAATGGCAACCAAAAACAAATGTGGTTTATTATAATCATAATGGACAAAAACTTGACACAACAGAAGTGTTAAGCAAAGGTAAAATATTATGAAGCATATAACAAACAAAGATTTTGGTACAAGTAAAGCAATACATTCTATTATTGATAAAGATATTAAAACAAGTTTAGATAACAAACTTGGTGACTATGTTGACAGTACAGATCAATCTCATGTACCAATAAAAGATAAAAGAAGCAAACGTTGGATAGAGTGTGCTAAAAAAATAAAAAAGTATTTACATCCTTTGATTAATGTCAACAGTTTTGATTTTTGTTATCCTACAAATGGTATACATGAAAGCATTGATCATTTTGCTATCAAAATCAAACAGTATCAAATATTTGAAGGTGAGTATCGTTATCCAACAATATTAAACAAACCAGTCAATGTTGCTACATCTGTTAACAGTTTGTTGCCTGGTGTTCCGTTATACATGAGTAATCCTTTTAGTGCTACAGGAAACTTTGATCCAAGATATGACGAAGTTGGTTCAAGAGATTTGTGTCCAATTTATTTGGATCTTGCATTTGGAGGAACAACTGGAGAAAACAAAATTAAAATGTATGACTGTGTTGAACAAGTGTTTTGGAGTTGTTCAAAAGCATATGGTGTTAATCTGCTCAGAGCAGGTGTACGTTTTTCAAAAAAAGAAGAATTATTACAACGTGAAATTCAAGGTGCTGGATATTTTAATTCCACAATAATAGACGTGTTTGACACAGTGATATCACACAGCACAGTGTTTGAAAAAAAGCAAAAGTATCAAAATTTACAAAAACAAATATGTGAACATTTTGATCTAGTACCCAGTGATAGTTTTTTAGTAGGTACAACTAATGACACTGCATGGGATAGATTTAAAAGAGAAAACGGTATAAACAGGGTGTGTTTAACACCAATATACAAAACTTTACTATAAAGTTGGAAAATTACCTAAATATTCAGGTTGACTTTTTATCAAAAGATAAATATAGTAGTGTTTAATGTTAGAACATTAAAGCACTAACAGGCAAATATAGGCAAACATAGGCAAACATATGCACAAAGGAGACAAAAACTATGGCAACGTTAGCAGAAATTAGAGCCAAATTGGCAGAACAAGAAAAGAAAACATCAGCCAGTACTGGACTCGCATCAGACAACGCAATTTTTCCGTTCTGGAATATAGCAGAAGGCACTACATCAACACTAAGATTCTTACCAGATGGTGATTCAAGTAACACTTTTTTCTGGCAAGAAAGAGCAATGATTAAATTACCTTTTCCAGGAATTAAAGGCGCACAAGACACAAAACCAACAATAGTACAAATACCTTGTATGGAAATGTTTAGTGAACCTTGCCCAATCTTATCTGAAGTAAGAACTTGGTTCAAAGATCCAAGTCTTGAAGATATGGGTAGAAAGTATTGGAAGAAAAGAAGTTACATTTTCCAAGGCTTTGTAGTAAATTCAACACTTGATGAAGATACTATACCTGAAAATCCAATTAGACGTTTTGTAATTAATCCGTCAATTTTTAATATCATTAGATCAGCATTGATGAATCCTGACATGGAAGATCTTCCAACTGATTACGAAGCAGGTAGAGATTTCAAATTAACCAAAACTCAAAAAGGTGGTTATGCAGATTATTCAACTTCTACTTGGTCGTTTAAAGCAAGAAGTCTTTCTGAAACAGAAAGAGGAGCAATTGATAAATTTGGATTGCACAATCTTTCAGATTACATGCCAAAGAAACCTTCAGCAGATGAAGTTGCAATCATGCAAGAACTATTTAAAGCATCTGTAGATGGTGAACTTTACGATCCAGACAGATTCGCACAATACTATAAACCAACCGGTTATAGTGTGGCAGGATCTTCACAAAAATCATCTGTGGCAAGTACAACTACAGCGCCAGCAACGGCATCTGTGGCAAGTACAACTACAGCAACCACAGTTGAAAATGTGGCTCCACAACCAGCAGTGGCACAACCAGTTGCACCAGCAACTGCACCAGCAACTGCACCAGTAACAGAAACAGTTCAAGAAACTCAACCAGCAATGGCTGAGCAAACTGCACCTGCTACTGCTAGTGGATCAGGATCAGCAGATGACATTTTGGCAATGATCAGAGCTAGACAATCAAGCAAATAAATGTTAAAACTATTAGTAGTGCATGTTATTCATGCACTACTTTTTAGCAGAAGGAGTTTATAATGGTAAGACCGTTTGACGTAAGTAAATTTAGAACAAGTTTAACAAAAAACATTCAAGGAATTAGTGTTGGGTTTGAATCAGATCCTAACACTTGGGTTTCAACAGGAAATTATACATTAAATTATTTGATCAGTGGAGATTTTCAAAGAGGTATTCCACTAGGTCGTGTGACCATGTTAGCAGGTGAATCAGGTTCTGGTAAGAGTTTGATTGCATCAGGTAACATTATCAAAAATGCACAGGAGCAAGGAATATTTTGTGTGGCATTAGATTCAGAAAATGCACTACATGAAGATTGGTTACAAGCTCTTGGAGTAGACACATCGCCAGAAAAACTTTTAAGAATTAATGTGGCAATGGTTGATGATGTTGCAAAAATTATTAGTGATTTTATAACAAATTACAGCAAAGAATATGATGGTAAAGAAGAAGCAGATAAACCAAAAATTCTATTTGTAATTGACAGTTTAGGTATGTTGTTGACACCAACTGACAGAGATCAATTTGAAAAAGGTGATATGAAAGGTGACCTTGGTAGAAAAGCCAAATCATTAACAGCATTGATTAGAAACTGTGTTAATAGATTTGGTAGTCATAACATTGGTTTGGTAGCAACCAATCACACATACGCATCACAAGACATGTTTGATCCAGATGACAAAATATCAGGTGGACAAGGATTTGTGTATGCAAGTTCAGTTGTGATTGCTATGAAAAAACTTAAATTAAAAGAAGATGAAGATGGAAATAAAATATCTGACGTTACTGGTATTAGATCAGCAATTAAAGTAATGAAAACTAGATTTAACAAACCTTTTGAATCAGTACAGGTTAAAATTCCATATGAATCTGGAATGGATCCTTACAGTGGTCTTGTTGATTTATTTGAGAAAAAAGGACTACTTGTTAAAGAAGGAAATCGTTTAAAATATGTTGACAAAGCAGGTACAGAACATAAACATTATCGTAAGCAATGGACTGGAGAGTTAATGGATATGGTTATGTCTGAGTTTGAAGAAATATTAAGTGCAAACAGCACAGTTAGTGAAACAACAGGAGATGAATAATGATAACCAATCAAGATATTGCAATGTTAATGGAGTCTTGGGAAAAATTATTACCTTTTATTCCAGCTAAAGACAGAGAAGATGCCGCTATGTCTTTTGTTACTTTACTTGATGATTACAGTATTGATGAACAAAGTATTGTTGAAATCAAACAGGCTGATGAACATTTAGAAAAAGCTCTAAACGAGTATTATCAAGAAGAAGAATCAATTGATGACGATTGGAAAGAAGACGAGGACTGGTAATGGTAAAATGGTATAACACAGTTTCTGCTGATTTTTCAAAGTTGCCTGATTGTATTGATTATTTTGAAAATCAATTAGAAGAAGCTCGTATTGAGTGTGGCATGAAAGGTAACATTGAATTGAATTCATCAAAAATACCAGGAATTGTAGAGCACCGTTTTAATCAGTTACAAGAAATTGAATCAATATTAGAGTTTTTAAACATACAATTGCGAAAAATTAGAAGTATTCATTACAAAAAATATCTTGAAAACTATCAAAGAGCATTAACTAGTAGAGATGTAGAAAAGTATATAGATGGTGAAGATGAAGTAGTGAGCATGAGTCAACTTGTTAATGAGTTTGCTTTGTTAAGAAACAAATACTTGGGTTTAATGAAAGCCATTGACAGTAAACAATTTCAGATTAATAATATTGTAAAACTGAGAGTTGCTGGACTTGATGATGCTGAATTGTTTGCAAAAGGATAGAGATGAAAAAGTTTTTGTTACTAGTTTTAGTTGTTTTTGTAATTTTATTGTTTACTGGAAGTATCAATAAAAATGAAGCACCAGCAAAAATAGTAAAAGAACATGAAATACATCAGATAGAAAGAATTCCAAAAATACAGTTTGGAGAAGTTAAAAACAAAAAAGAATTTATTGATTTTATAGTGTATTGTGTAGATAAAAATGTTTTAGCAAAAGAGGAAAAACATCATATACCAATTGAGATTGTGATAGCACAGGCAATTCATGAGTCTGCTTGGGGTAATTCAAGGTTTTCTAAAGAAGCAAATAATCTATTTGGAATAAGAACATGGAACGAAAACATGCCTCAAATAAAACCAAAAGGTGTAAAAAATACACCATGGGGAATTATCAAGTTCAAAGACAAATGCGGATCTGTTGATTACTATTATCATTTAATTAATCATCATAATGCATATGACGGATTTCGTAAAGTTAGAGATCAAATGGTTGCTAACAACACTGTAGATTCGTTATTTTTAGTGCAATTTTTAAGTTTATACAGCGAATTAGGTAAAGAGTATACAATTAGATTACAAAATTCTATAAAGCAGTTAAGAGAAGAGAATCCATGGCTAAAGCAACATTAATAATCAAAGATGAAGTTAATGTAAAGTTTGAAGGTCTTGACGTTTCAACAAGACGTAAAATTTCTGACAAACTTAAATTTTTTGTGCCATATGCATTTCACTTGCCTGCTTACAAGTTAGGCAGATGGGATGGTAACATACGTTTTTGTGACATTGGCGGAAGAACATATTTGAATTTGCTAGATCAAATTTTGCCAATTATTGAAAACAATGGATATGAAATACAGATACAAGATCATAGACAAAGTTTTGATTTTTCATTTGAAGAAGTTACTGACAGTTTTTTTTCACACATCAATTGGCCTAAAGGTCATACACATGAAGGACAGCCAATTGTATTAAGAGATTATCAAGTTAAAGTTATTAATGATTTTATCAGTAATCCACAAAGTTTACAAGAAATAGCCACTGGTGCTGGTAAAACAATTATCACTGCGGCACTTTCAAAAATTTGTGAAAATTATGGTAGATCAATTGTAGTAGTACCAAACAAATCACTTGTTACACAAACAGAAGAAGATTATAAAAATGTAGGATTAGATGTTGGTGTTTATTTTGGTGAAAGAAAAGAACTAGGACACAAACACACAATTTGCACATGGCAAAGTTTAAATATTTTAAATAAAAATACAAAAAAAGATGAAGCAGAATTTCCTATTGAAGAATTCATAAAAGATGTTAATTGTATTATAGTTGACGAAGTACACATGGCAAAGGCTGATGTATTAAAATCTTTATTAACTGGACCTTTTGCACACATTCCAATTAGATGGGGATTAACAGGCACGGTGCCAAAAGAAGATTATGAAAAAATGAGTTTGATTTGTTCACTAGGTACAGTTATAAGCCAATTATCAGCAAGTGAATTACAAAGCAAAGGTGTACTTGCAAACTGTCATGTGAATGTTATACAAACACAAGATGCTAATTCGTTTAGAACTTATCAGGAAGAACTTGCATATTTGACAACAAATTTAGAAAGATTAAAATTTTTAAGTAACTTGATTGAAGAAATACGTGATGGTGGAAACACTTTGATTTTGATTGACAGAATCAAATCAGGAGAATTACTACAAGAATTAATTCCTGGATCGGTCTTTGTCCAAGGAAAAACAAAAACAGAAGACAGAGAAGAAGAGTATAGCGAAATTGCTACTGAGCAACACAAAGTTTTAATTGCAACTTACGGAATTGCGGCAGTAGGTATCAATATACCAAGAATATTTAATTTGGTTTTACTAGAACCTGGAAAAAGTTTTGTTAGAGTAATACAAAGTATTGGAAGAGGTATTAGAAAAGCCAAAGACAAGGATCATGTACAAATATGGGATATAACTTCAAATTGCAAGTTTTCAAAAAGACATTTAACGGCAAGAAAAAAGTTTTACAAAGAAGCAAATTATCCGTATACTATTAATAAGGTGAATATATGAAAATTTTAACAACAGAAAATAAAAGTTATAACTTAAACAAAGTACCCGAACTTGTAGATGATTTGCAATACTGTGTGCTTGATACTACAAACAAAAACAATATTGATTTCTTTTTTATTCCATTGATCTTTTTGGAATCATTTAGTGCACCAAGCATGATATTAGAAATTGGAAAGAAAACAGTACAAATGCCAATTGATTGGAGTATTATGATAATAGAAAGAGAATTAGGTATTTGTGAAATGGTTCCGTTGACTAGTTTAAATGACAGAGGCTTTCATGCATTAGTATCAAACCCGCTGACAGATTATATGATACAGTCAGACGAGATTAAAATTATTAATGTTTTTCAAGATGTCAAATGGTATTTGCCAAAACTAAAGCATGGACACATATTAGCAGTACCACTTGATGAAGGAAAAACACCTGCTTGTGTTTATTTTGCAAAAGATATTAATCAAATACCTGATGAAATACAAGTGGGAGATTTTTTGTAATGTCAAAAGTTAATCTTAACACAATGCTATACAATATTGACATAGGCAATATGCAATGGTATGACAAATTGTCAGATGAAGAAAAAAAGTCTTTTTCGCCATATGTTGCTATGCGTTTTGCATCAAGTGTTAAAGGTATTAGCAGTTTACAAGAAGAGTATATACAAAATGTAAATGAATTTTGTAACAAGGATTTTTCATTGATTCAAAAACATGAAAATGACAGCAAACTGTTTTGGAAACTGTTGGCACTGTGCGGTGTTGGAAAAAAAATGTTTCATCCATGGATCAAAGCACCTAAAGGAAAAGGCAAAAAAACTAAACTAATGGAATTTTTGGATACAGTGTATCCTAATTATAAAT